GAAATCTCCGCTTGTTTAATTTGAATTTTAGCTTGAATCTCTTGCTGAGTTTGTTGCATTTTAGCTTGAGCTTGAGCTTGTTGTAATTGTTGAGCTTGTTGGTTTTGCATAGCTTGAGCCTGTTGAGTTTGTTTTTGTTTTTCAGCTTCTGTTTGCTTACGCTTTACTTTTAATAATTGATTAGCCATTTTTAAATTACTAATCGTTCTAATATCAATAGCGTCTTCTAAGTCAATACCTCCATTTTGTAAAGCCATCTGTATATTCTGTTCTAACTGTTGTTTTTCTTCTTCATCAGGACTCATTTCAATAAAGATTCCAAAGTCATATATATAAAGATTTTTAATCTCTTCTAAAATACCTAAGTTATATTTACCAATCTGCATCGCAAACTCATCTCTGAAATCTGCATACTGTAAAATATCTGCAGTCCTTATTGAAAGAGCTTCAGCTAAAGTTTTTGTTATATATAAACTTGCATTTAATATATGTCGAGTAGCTACATTAGAATTTAAAGCAGCTAACTTCTGAACTCCAACTAATGAATTTGGATCTGGCATCGAACCATCACGTGCCTCATTAAGACCTGTTACTTGTCTTAACATTCCTAAGTAATGATTATAATTACCTATAAGCATTTGCATCTTACTTTGACCACTGCTTGAAGTTAATTGAGTAATAGGCACTTTAGCATTATTAAACTCACCGTCTTGCGTATAACTTCTACCTACTACACTACCTGTTTGAAAATATAATCTTAAAGCATCCTCTGGATTATATGCCGCTCCTGTTCCAAGATCAACTTCACTTAACCCGTCAGCATCTATAAACACACCATCAGGCACCACTTTAGATACTACCTGTTGTATTTTTAAATGACTTATTTGAATTAGATCAGCAAAAGGAATCATTCTTCTTACTAAAGATTCTAAAACACCTTTATACATTCTTGGTGCACAAGCCACATAATTTGGCATAGCAAATTGATTAGCAGAATTAGGCCTTACCATATTCTCCATCATTTGCCATTTCAGAATAATGTTTGTCCCCATAACCATTACACCCTCATACCAAACGTCAATTCTTTTTTCTACTTTTTCAAAGCCACCCTCATCCATCATTTCTTGTGGAGGATTAAACTCATCATTCTTTTCTACGGTTTTATAAGTACCCTCTGCAGTTTTTTTCTTTTTATATACAAAACTATTAGTAGTCTTATAATTAAAATATAATAAAGTACAAGTATCTCTGGAGAACATACTGTTCTCATACATCTGTGCTACATTGTAATAATCGTACCATGACTGGCTGTATTTAGATATTTCCTCCATTTGTTCGTTAGTAATATCAGGATCAATCTTTATTAACTCTGTAATAGGTAGAGTTTTAATTTCACCCCAATAAAAACAGTCTTTAAAATAAGGATCTTCTGTATAACTATAAACAACATTAGCAGGATCAACATAGTCTACCTTAATACCATCACCTGGTTGAAATGAGTGTCGAGTTATTCCTATACCTAATGTGGCAATATCATAATCCACTCTTTTACGAATGTCTACATAATGATTCTCTTCCAACATAGTATTGATAGCAATTTCATTTGCAATCTCAATCCCTGGCTTATAATTAAGTTGCATATACAACTCCATCTCCGAATCACTCTGCGGTAAAGTTTCAGGATCAACATTAAACATTTGAACTTGAAAGTCTTTTTCTATTTGTCCCCACAACTGCTCTGCCGCCACATTAGTCTCAACCATTGTTTGAAACTGATTTCTCTTTTCTGCTGACATAGCATCTTGAGCAATACAATTAACTTTAAACAATCTGTCTGACATTCCATTAACAACAATGTCTACAAACTTAGGTATGATAGGCACAGGAGTCCAGTCTAAATTTAAATATGATAAATCTCCGTCTACTGCTAATTCATTTTTATACTTAGCAACTGATTGTTCTCCACGAGCATAAAGTCTTAATCTATGAAATTCATTCCATTGATTATAGAACCTACAACGCATTCCATCTTTCCTAAACCATTCGTACTGTATTGCTTGCCCTACCTGTAATCCAAACTCATCTGTTGCTTTTTGTTTATCTGTAGCAAATTGATTAGGGAATACAGCAGAACTAATATTTATTTTGACATCTTTCATGTGATTATTTGACTTTTGTTGCTGGTATTATTATATCTTGCAAAGTTAACGATTATTTTTGATTGTTGTTTAGATGGTGTATATAAGTGTTTCTGATTAGCCATAATAGCTAAGCCAGAACTAATAGCTGCATCAAACTTAGTTCTGTTACTAATATCAAACTTTGCCCAGTCTTCTAATGTTTTCCCAAAATACATAGTACCCATATCTCCTGCATCCCTATATTCTCCATTAAAATCTATTCCTACATATTTTTCTATATAAGATTCTATAGCTGATGCGTGTGACTGTTTTACATCTTCAGAAGTGTTAGGAATTCCACCTAATTCTCTTTCTGTTTTAGATAATTTATTATAAGTTTTATCTGGCCTGTTTAATGAAAATCCTCTATATCCTCTATTTTTAAAATGATATAATAAACGAGGTTTATTATTTTCACAAAGTATAGGCATACCATAAAAAATACAAGCCATTAAAACTTCTTCAAAGAATATCTCAGCAGTTTGTGGTCGAGCAATATATTCTAAAAAGAATTCATTAGATGGAGCGTCTTCCATACTAAACTTAGTTAGTCCATGCAAAGCTCCATTAGATCCCTTCCCTACTACCACTCCAGATATATCATAAGAGTCACAACCAAAGGAGCCAATGTGTTCATTACCAGGCCTTTTCATCCCTCTACTTGTTACTATATTATTTTGTAAATGTGGAGGGGGTGTCCAGCTAACTAAAAATCTACCTCTATTATTAGGACTCCATATAACTTCAGTATCTTTAATTCCATTCTTCCACGAAAAAGATCCTCTTGTTAAATGATGATCAGTTATTAATGAATCATTGTAATCTATTTGTTGATATATCTTTGTTAGATTAAATATAGATTGTTTACTTTCATCTCTAAAAGCATGAGACTCGCTTCTTGGAAATTGCCTGTAAAATTCATTTAAAGCGTCTGGATCTTGGGTTAAAGAGTTAACCTCATTTTCCCAATAATCAATAGCTCCTATTTTTATATCCTCTCCATCTATACCTATAATTGGTTTGATTGGTGTTTTAAAAACAGGCATACCATATCTATCTATATATCCTTCAAAGTTCCATTCCATAGGTACAAACAAACAATATAATCCTGACTTTGTTTGACCATTAGCATTTCTTTTAGAAGGCATAGAGTCTTCATATAATGATTTAAAGTTAGCACCTCCTTTGTCTAAAGCGTTAGATGTAGATCCCATCATACATTTGCCAATAATCTTACTACCTAATCGTAAACAAGTTTTAGTTACTCGCCAGTTATTCAAGATGTTATCAGGCTTTTCCCATTTACCACTCTCATCATGTAATAACAATTGTAGCTTCTCACCATCATAACTATTGTCTCCTGTATTTTTCCAATCAATAGTTGTATCTAATCCTTCTAACTCTTCATCAGCTAAAGCGTGCATATTCTTTTTTGTGATCTTAGATGCTGGAACCCTATATGCTAATTCTGTTTTAGGTTTATCCATACCATCTTGTATCGGCTTAAAAAAGAATGGATAATTATTAGATATAGGGACTACTTTATCGGTAAACATTTTCTTAGCATCTGATCCTGTTTTAGAAAGTATTCCTATTCTTGAGTCTTTTGTAATAGTTGCTTGATTAACTCCCTCACAAGAACTCATAAATGAAAATCCTGAACGTCTAATTTTTAAATAACACATTCCAAAACTTCTCTTATCAGCCTTACAAGCTTCCCAGAATATATAAAATATTCTATTAGCCTCTCTAAAGTCAGGATTACCGACATCTATTTTTGTCCACTGTAAATACATATAGTGAGTTCCTGTTATATAGGTAGGAATCCCGTTATTCATAAACCAGTAACCCTGCTCTCTTCTATCAAACTCTTCTTCTATATAATCTACCCACTGTGCTTTAAAGTTCTCTGGAGTACTATGCCACTGAAATATAGATTTCATTCTACCTAATTCTTTAGGTATAGGGTATGACTCCCAGTATTGATCTTTTTTATCTTTAGATCTTTTATATATATTTTTAGGAGGTTTTGGTAATGCTATCTTTAATCCATTAATATCAATAACACTTTCTATCTGGCCTGTTCTTGATATTACAACAACATCATACTTCTCATTATAACCATATAACCAGCTTCGTGCTCTGTTTTTATTTGCAATAACAGAGTTTGGAATAAACTTATTTAATTCTCTATATAATTTATTTTGATCTTGACTCTGCAAATCCTTTAGGTATATTATTTTTCTTTTCTATTACATTGCCATCTAATAAAGCTTTCTCTTCCTCTATACGTTTTAAAATTTCAAATGCATCCATAATACATAATTTTTTAGTAGCAGCTGCGTTCTTTAACCTATCAGCAGCCAACTCGTCATCTTTATCATATTTGATAATATCCTCTTTTGCCACTTTTATTAGTTGCTTTACAGCCTTCTCTCCTGCCTCTATAATATTTGACTTAAGCTCCCTTATGTCCATCTGTATTATTTTTTTGTAATTGTTCTAAAGCTTTTTCATACCCTGGCATTAACTTTAATAACTCTAAACAACCTATAGCAAGCTCTCTGGTTTGTTGCTCTTCTTTAATAAGAAGTTTTAAATTTTCTGTTAGCTGTTCGTTTTTTGCTTTTAATAATCCAATATTTTTTTGTACTCCCATGATTTAATTTTTAAATTTATAAAATATAACATATATTTCTCGGCCTTCTTTCCATGATTTATTTGGATACTTACTATGAAAATAATTTGCTGGATAAGAAATTAATCTATTTTGTTCATAGCCTGAAACAGAAACTAACCTCCACATATCTAAGTTCTCAGAATCTACTCTTATTAAATTATCATAATCTTCATCAGTAATATGAGATGGTAAATCTTTTCCATAAACCTCATGCTCCCAAAAAGCAGTCCCATGTAACTCTTCTAATTCTCTCGGAGACATATAAAGAACAGCAGCCCTATCAGGCCTCTGACCATTTATATTTAAATCTGAATGTATTCTCCAGGTATTATCTAACTCATGTGTTGATACTCTAAAAAAACTTAATATATTTTCTAAAGGCTTACCCTCTATAATTCCTAATTTAGCTAATACATAATCATCAAATGCTTTGATTGATTCTTGAATGTAAAAATTCTTTTCACCAGCCTCATGTTTTATAAACTCACCCTTTTTTAAATAATTACAAGCTATATTAAAAAGATCTTTATCAATAAAATTATCTTTTGTATATATCATATAATCATTGTTATATTATGAGTAAACATTCTATATAGCTTTTCATCATCTACTGTAAAAGGATATTCACTGTCAGGGGTAAATGATATTTGATCTCCTTCCTTTACACCTAAATCTAATAACTGTTGGTTAATATATTTGATAGTACCAAATAAAGGCTCTTCATTTCCACCTTTAAATATATAAGAATCTTTTAAAGGGGCAGGTTTTACAAAACAATATTTCCCATAAGCCCTCCATTGTGTCCCATCATGGTACATAAAAAACTGATCGCTATCTATAAAAAATAAATTATCTTTAAAATAACTCTTTCCGCTTTTTTCCCTACCCTTCATATCATAATAAAACTTAAACACATTATGATGTACTAATAAAGTATCTCCTTCTTTTATAGGGCCAGTATAGTTTATAGGTAATGATATTACAGAAGCAAATCTATTAGAGGCTTCATGATCTTCTTGAGATGTACTGGTAATAAATTGAGTATCCCCAATTTGTTTTATATTATCATACCTCCTTTTATTTAAAGGGGTAACAATAAAGTTATATGGAGACCTCATTAAAAGTTAATATTGTATTCAATTGAAATAGGAAGTGTACTTAAAAATTCTTTCCACATGTATACTTCATCACCTCTTAGTATCCAAATTTTATAAGATGTTTCTGATCCTTGTATAAGGTGTATAATATGTGATCCCCCTAAAACTTCTTGACCAACTATGTAGTGCATTGCTCCAGACTTATAGTCTGAGCCGATTGATATTTTTCTAATGTCCATTTCATTTAATTTAATTTATATTTTATAAGAGACCTTGTTGTACGGTCAGATTGAGAATAAAGTTTACATTACCTGTAATTACTGGTGTAACTGCTGTTTTGTAGGTTATAAAGAAAAACTCCGTTCCTGATAATTTTTTATCTAAAAGTGTTGATGTTATAGACCATTGTTTACACGCTGGAATTGCGGTTGCTGGAGCTGTCCATCCTGCATAGTCAATAATTGCTTCACCAACTTTTATTGGTATTGGTGGAGAACCTGCACATATATCTCCTTTCCATAATTCAAAAAAATGTATACCATTTACATTACTCTGGAAAGTGGATTCTATCCCACACAGAACTGAGGAAGGATCAGCGGAAGTACATCCTAATGCAGCTCCATTACCTATTAAGTATCCAGCAAACTGTTGACTTACACTCCATCCAGGTCCTGCATTTGGATCGAGCGTAGTTACTGCTTGAGCAACTTTAGTTGGAGCAAAATTGCCACTAAAATTAGCTATATCACCAAACGTGCAATAAGTGTTTAGTGAGACAGGGTTGGGTATAAGTTTAGATGCAAATAATTTATAATTATTTATAAAGCTATTTGACGTACCACCACCTGCTGGAACTGTCCAGTTTCCTGTACCATCTAAATATTTAGTAGCATCATTTCCTGAACCTCTTGGAACACACCCTTCATTAGTATCTCCTGTATATCTTGCTTGATTAATAGTTACTGATCCTGTTGCTGGAGAGACGGGGCTAATTAAAAGTGGCAATCCTGTTGAAGCGGTAATTGCCCCTACACTTAGGTCACTTACTCCAATACCAGCAGCAGGTGTAACCCACGTTCCGTCTCCTCTTAAAAAAGTAGATGCGGTACCACCTGCAGGAACCATACCTATATCTGCACCACCATTATATTTTAATAAAGTAAGTGTGGATGTACCTCCAACTACATTATTAATTAAAGCACCCTCAACAACTGCGGTTGTATTAAATAAAGCAGGACTTAAAGCTATATCCGCTACTCCAGCTGTTGCTGTATTTATCCAAGAAAGAGATGCTCCATTCCAACTTAATACTTGACCTGCGGCACCTGTACTTCCTGTACCGTCAGTTATACTTCCAGGATCTATTGTTCCAGAAATTGTTATACTTGCATTTGCTCCTGTCGCAGTATTTCCTGTATCTAAAACTCCTTGTAAGTCTTGAGTCCCTATGGCTCCTCCACTTGTCCATAGTACCGCACCACCCGTAGATGTTAATACTTGACCTGCAGTTCCACATAGTCCATTAGAATCTTCTAAACACCCATCTACATCTAATGTTCCAGAAAACGTATTAGTCCCACTCCATACATTATCCCCTGAAGATCCTATACTAACACCTGCAGCCATTGTAATGCTGCTTGTACCTGTGAAAGACATACCTTGATTTAAAGATGTAGAGCCAATATTTAAAGTGCTTTGCAAATCACAACATGAAGAAGGTGGAATAGTGCTACTCCAAGCTAACCCTGTTCCTGTAGATGTTAACCACTGACCTGCTGTACCTGTAGCACCTGCTCCATCACTAATCTGACCAGTAGTGTTAAAGTTTAATATAGTAGAATTTATATTTACCTGACCACTAAAATTAGATATTCCACTATTAGATAAGGTAGCGGGGTTAATAATATTAATTCCTCCACCTGCATTTATAACATCGAATAACACTCCATCTACAATAGGCTTAGTAGTAGCAGTATTTCCAGAAAGCAAAGAGTCGTTCCAAGTACAGCAAGATGTTGAAGGACTGTTAATCCATTGTAGCCCAGTTGCTGTAGAACTTAGTATTTGACCTGCATTACCTGTAGAACCTAAAGCTGTAATAGTAGTAGGTGCTACAGTTCCAATAACTGTTACATTACCTGTTAGATTAATATTTTGAGTAGCAGTATTACCTGTATCTAAAACAGACTGCAATCCTTGAAGAACACCAGTACCACCTGCTAAACTACTTACTAAAAATGTAACTGTCTTATTATCGTCACTTACATCAGTTGCAATAAGTAAGTCATCCATTGCTGGTGTGACTGTAGGGTAAACTTTAGTGTTTTCAATTTTTGCCATATCTATGCTATTTCTACTATTCTATATTGTAAATTTATTACTACATTACTATTACCCAGAGTTGGATTTGCTACTGGAGTTCTAAATTGTAAAGGTTTGTTAGGTACAATATTTCCTGCTCCAGAAGGATTCATTATTGCGTACCCAGTATAAGGAGCTGTTGTTTGAAAAACAGCAAACGGTATGTCTGCCCAAGCTGTACTACCATACCATAGTTGAGGTATATTACCTGCAAAATCATATGCAACTGGCACAGAATCATCCGCCAGGTTTCTTATAATTACAGATCCAAAAGGAACAATATATTTATTAGCTCCCTGAGCTGGTACTAATTCAACTGGATTAGTAAGTGAATTTAATATTTGAAATGGAGTTAAAGTAACTTCAGCAACAGATGCTCCTAAATATTGACCAACCGACTCTAACGTACAAGTTTTTGTTTCATCATTGTCACTTACATCAGTTAAAACAACAAAATCATTAGCGGTAGGTATTATATTAGGATACGCTGTAGTATTACTTATTTTCGCCATCTTCTTCTTTTTCTTTTATTTCTCCTGTTTCTAAATTAATAACTGAGTTAACTCCGTATTTATCTATCAAAGCTTTTTCCGCTGTTTGGAAATCATTCTTTAATTCTTCTACTCGTAAACATATTCCATGCTTTTGTAGAGATAAATCACCCAGTTGTGTTTTTAATTTATTAAACTCACCATTTAAAGTTTGTAAATTCAATAATTCTTTTTCTTCAATTTTTTTCATTTTAATAAATTTAGATTATAATTAATTTGTTACAAAGATACTAAAAGTTATGGAATGTATTTTACTTTTTTATTTTCTCGAATGACCTACCTCCAAAGTACGCTCCAATAACAGTTATTAAAACTAATTGTAAAAGATCTGTCCATTTTTCCTCTACTTGAAACTTAATAGAACCCGCATCTATAAATATCATTAAGACAGTGCATACAACTAAAAATATTAATACCATAGGTCTAACATTTTTACTTAACCAGGAATCGCTGGTCATATCGCTTCTCCATCTTTCTGTTACATTCTTTTGAATTTCAGCCTCAGCTTCTATAAAGATTTTTTCCATCTCCATTTCAAAAGCTGCCTTCTCTTCTTTTGTTTGAATAAACCTATCCGCAATTCCAGCTACTTTTCCAGCTACATCTAATGCTCCCTTCCCAAATATCTTAGTCCAAATACTCATGATTGTTTTCTAATGTATTCTAATATAATATCTATTTTCTTTTTTATCTCAGTCATATTATCAGCCGCTCTTTCATGATGACGTGAAAATTGATTCTTCACCTCATACAACGAAAAAACGAGGAAACGATAAAGAGCATATAAAGCTCCCAATAATAATATTAATGGTAATCCGTACCCTTCTATTAATTCTAAAATTTCTTTCATTAGTATTTTCCTCTTCTATTTTTAGGGCTCGATTTAGTTGAACCACCTTTACCTGCCCAGAGTTTTTTACACGACCAGTATCTTGCTGTTAGTTTTGATTTTGCTGTACCACATTTATGTCTTGCTTTAAAAGACTTTCTTGCAGCAGAAGAATAGTTATGACCATAACCTTTAGCCCCAAAGTGAATCAGCTTCTCTTTACCACCCTCACAAGCCTTAACCATCTTCTTCTTGCCTGGGCGGTCAGAAGATGTAACTCGGTTACATTTCATTCTGCTTTTTTCAGCCATTACTTTTTATTTTTAGGTAAAGACTTAATCTTTCCGTTTTCTGTTCTTGCGTATCTATGAGTTTTAGTTTCTTTACTTGGTATTAAAGTACCACAGTATTTTCCTTTACCGTACTCCCAGCACACTTTTTTTCCTGTTCTTCCTTTCTTTGCCATTATGCGTATAACCAGATTGCGTCAGGCTTAGTAGAGTCGTTATCCACATGTATAAAGGTCTTTGAAATCCCTAAACGAGTAAATCCTACATTAACTAAAGCTCTAACCATTATAGATCTCTTCTGGGAATTACCACACGCAATATCTGCAGCACATCCTTTTAAGTGTGCACTATTGGTACTTGCTTGATAACCTCTTTTTTGTAAATCTTTATTGTACGATTCTGTTCTGAATCCTGATGTTATCTTAAAGGGTATGCCCGATTCTTCACGAGCAAAGTCTAACATCTCTAAAAAGTCATGTCTCATATTTTTCCCTGAACCAGGTTCATCAGGAGAATCAAACTCGCTGTAGGTAAAATATTTCATGATTACTTTTTCTTTTTTATAAACTTATAAATTGTAAATGCAATAGCAAGTGACAGCGAAACAAATTGAAGTATTTCGTTAGCTTGCATTAATGTTAATCCTAAAGCTCCCCCGTTGGCAGCTACTACTTCTACTGTATCTTTCATTTCTACATTCATTTTTTTAAATTATAAGTACATGTTTTTACATATACTATTTCCCCTGTTGATGTTGATGTTTGAGTCCAGTTCATTTTACAAAGATAATAAAATTTTTATGTTTTGTTTCTGTTCTTATATGCCTTTATAGTATCGGAAATTCCACCCGCAACAGCTACCAGAGAATTACTTTTTCTTAATTGCTTTAGTCTTTCAGCGGTTGGATCAACTATCGTCCCTTTTTTTGTTGTTACTTTTGGAACCTTTTTCTTCTTAGTGTAAGCGGCTAACTCAGCAAGCCTCTTTTTATTCTTCTTATTATTTCTATGAGTTTTGTTAGTTTTGTTGTTTCCTGAAGTATCTGGCATAATTATTTCTTTTTATTTTTTTTCGGGGGTGATGGCTGAGAACCCCACTTCGCTTGACCTGCTGGGCTATTTATTCCTTTTAACGTAGTACTATGAGTGGATACTGTACCTCTCGTTTGTTTCAAGATTGCTTCTATTGTTGGAGGCGTTTTACCTTCCCAATGAACCATAACCTCTGTAGCTGCAGTGTTCCAACGAGCTGTATCCCAACTTGTTTCTAATACCTCAGCAAACTTAATTGACTTGGCGTTTGCTATCGGTATTACTGCATATGATAAATTTCTTGCCATAATTATAAAGGATGATCAGTTGATACATTAGTTGCACTCATATTGATTAAAGGAATATTTACCCCGCCTACTGTGTCTGTTAAAGGATCTGTATAAGTTCCTCCTGGATTAAAACAAGGCCAGTAATTTTGTAGATTTGAAGAGAAAGAAAAGTCTGAAGCATAACACTTCCCTGCTGTATTATTATAAAGTTCAGCTAACTGCGTTTGATTTAAATTTGTGTCCCATATACTAATGTGACATAAATTACCTTCAAAGTATTGACCACCTCCTGTTCTTCCTAAGTAAAAATTAGTTCCTCCACTTAAATCAAAAGCTGTATTACCTGAAATATTCTTCCCATACAAAGTCCCTGCATTAGCACTAAAACTTGCTTTATCAGATCTATCAACAGAGTAAGCAAGGAAAATCCAAGTATTGTTAGGAATAACTAACTCTGCAAATCCATCATTCCAACTATCAGTCCCACTGCTAAGCCATTGAAGTTTACCAGTAGGAGTGAGGTAAAGAGACCAAGCTACTGATCCTGATCCTTGTGTTTTTTGAAGTATTCTTTGATTAACTCCTCCCCCAGTTGAGTCAGGTGTTTTGAGCCAAAAAGCTATTGTAAAATTTCCCAATCCGCCTGCTCCTAAATCTGGAGATGCATTTAGTGCTAATCCATGCTCTGTTATTCCGTCAAATTCTAATGAATAACCTGTAGGGCACGCATACCCTGGAGTTGATGCCCCAGGTTTTAAATCAAATACAGAACTTATGCCTGCTCCTATTCCTGTAGACATATTACCAGAGTGCTACTATGTCCGTAGCTGTTGTTGCTGCTGCTACTCCTATTACCTGTGTAGGCAAAAAGGATCCTGCAGCGATGCCTTTAAATACAACTGCACTACCACTGGTTGGGGCAGCATTAGTATTACGAGCAGCCATTACCAACGATATATCTCCTGCTCCTCCTACAAAGGGAATACATCCCAAAGTGGCAGCATTATATATTACGTAGCTATCATTTGCTCCCCCTACTCCTCCTCCTGTAAGTGTAAGCTGAGTATTACTATCTATACTCTTAACATAGTACGCTATACCCGCTGTTGTATTGTATATGATTGCAGGACCTGGACTCATTATCTGAATACCCATTGTTGTAAAGGTTGTTCCTACATCAGTTAATGTATTAGCAACGCTAAAATTTGCTGATCCTGTAAAAATTTCTGTTGAAGGATCTGGAATAGATACAAAATTAGAAGGTATAACCTCTAACGCTTGACTTACTTGTAATTTTTGATATGCCATTTTTTTCTTTTTATTTATCGTAAGGGAAGGCTCTATTTAAGCTATCCCTTCTTTTATTACACCCACAATCTTTACCAGTAGCTTTTGCTACAGTATCGACTACTTTTTTTATTCCTGTTGCTTTAGTAAACTTTTCTATACTATCTCCAAGACCTCTTGACTTCATCTCGTTTACTATATTCGACTTATGTCTTTTCATAATTATTTTTTACAAGTACAAAGTTTATTAGGACAAGTATCTACACTAAACATTACTTTAGATATTAACCAATTCCATTGACATTGAAACTTACACCATAAATTAGAGATTGACTCTCCTAACCATATTAATAATTTACCCATCTTATTTTGTTTTACACCCAAAGTTGTTAGCGTAGTTAGCCATCTTTACCACCTTTTCAGAATACTTATCAGTCTTCTTCATGACAGCAGACGCTGCACTACACGCATCTTTGAATCCGTTATTCTTAGCCCACTTTGTAAAAGCTCCCTGACGAGATTCTTTTATTTCTGGAAAGGCTCCTTTTTTAGTTCTTCCTTTCTTCGCCATAATTATTTTCTAATTGCAGCTCCGATCTTTTTCTTTACGTTGTTGATACACTCGTAAGACATATT